CTTTATTTTTATTTTTATTGTAAATATTATCTATAAATTTATGGAATTTTTTTACTTCTTCCCTGGTAAAATTCCATTCTTCATATTCATAACTTTCTTTTAGAATTTGTTGTAGTGTTTGTTTAAAATTCATTTTTAATCTTCATTTATTTTCCAGTAATAATATTCAAAACTGGTAGTAAATTCAAATACTTGATTTTCATTATCATATCCCATCTGGACTTCTGACATTTCTTTAGGCCATGCGTCCTGTAATTCAATTTTAAATATTTTTTCATTTTTTCTTGTTAACGGTTCAATGTATATATTACATTTAAAATCATCGAGAAATGCTATGGTTAGATTTTCTTTATCGAATATCATTTCGTCCATCCATTGCTGGACAGCTCTCCTGGGTTTTAATTTTGCATCACATACGAATGTAATAGATACAGGGTCAAAATCCATCGTCATGGGTATATTTCTTGTGCTGCCCTGGATTATAATAGGTGTAACGTTTAGAGATTGACCCGGTATACTTACTTCTTTCGCATAAATTGAATGATTATTTAATTCTTGAAAATATTTATTGTTGATATAAATTCTATATCTATTGGTATTACTTGTGTTTTTTAAGGTTTGTTTGAAATAAGATATAGAAAATGCATTTGACATGTCATATTTATTTATTTTTCGATGGGCATCTCGATCCACCATTCATCATTTTTTTTGTAATATTTAAAATGTTTATTAAATGTGTCAGTATCTTTTGCTATGGAATAATCAGATTGTACGGGATCATATTGTAATAGTATTTTTGCTATTTTAATAGATACTTCTTTTATATTACCCTTTTTAATAAATTCCGGTAAAGAGAAAATAAATTTATTCCATTTTTTATCCTGTTCTTGTAATTCATTTAAATTTTCAGGTTCATATTCTTCATACTCAGAAGAATCTGTTATTTCGGGCTCATCAATTATATTTTGAAATTTCTCTTTAAAATATGACATTTTATCCTCTATTTTATAATGATTGTTTTAATAATTTTAAATATTGAGTATAATCTTCACTATGTACACCAGTTTGTGATTTTTCTCTATTTTTGAGTTCTTTAATTCCTTCTAACGCTATTAAATAGATATCCATACCTGTCATATCTATATCCTCTAAAGATTTTAAAAATTTTTTTTTCAAATCGGAATATTTAGTCATTTCATTCAATGTTTCAGGCTCATCACTTTCAAGAATTTCATTATCATTAAAAATTTTAGGAGGTCCCATTTCAAAATTGTTATAAAATTTTTCGGAATTACATTCATCAATTACATTTTGAAATATCTCTTTAAAATATGACATTTTATCCTCTATTTTGTAGTGTCGGGGCTTTCCCAGTAATCATAAACAAATGTGACAGAGTATTCTTCCGGTGTATCATTTTGGTCCCATCCCAAATCAATTGCATCTCCCGGATTGGATGGATATGCGTTTCGCATGATATATTGTTTAATGATATTTTCTTTTCCATCCAGATGGAATACGATTAAATCCCGCTGAGTTTCAGTCCAGTCTATTTCGCTTATATTTTCTGTTGTAGAATTAATAAGTTCTATCCAGTTTTCCAGTTTTTTACGAATAGTAAAATTGTCATCATTGTAAATTGTGATAGTCCAATCATCATAGGTTTTATCACCGGCGAATTTAGCTTTTCTGGCCATATAGGACATTTCCACAAGACCTACATTTACAGTGGGAATTTGCGCACCTTTACAAAAAAATGAATCAATTTCTGAATTATCATTACCGGGGAAATTTAATTGTACCCTGAAATGCGTGGGTCTTGCGGGGTGTCTGATTACTTTTTTAAATCTGTTTATATCTAATGACATTTTTTATCCTGTTTAAAAATAACCGGGCATGATCAGAAGGAGAAAAAACGTCATGCCCGGTTATCATTATCCTTATCCACATTTAAATATTCGCTACTGTAATTAACCGATAATATTTTTCCGCACCAAACGGGTTTTCACCCATACCATATCGAGTGTGAAAGAATATCCGGGGCTGTCCACTTTCCGGGTCTATCGCCTTTTTAACATAAACAGGAATATAAGGAGCGTAATAAATTCCTGCATCCCATTCGCTTGCGCCTTTATAGCCAAGTGCGATATAATTGGTAGTCGCATACATATCAACATAAACTTTTAATTTCCCGCCCAATACACCAACAAAGGCGGTCTGGGCCAAATTGACATCGGGGATATTGGATAAATTGATTGTGGGGGTCCAGAATTTGAAACTTTCAAACATAGACGCGATGTCCAGTGTTGTCACCATAAAAGTTGCTCTTCCTCTCATGGTGGTGGTTACGATATTGTTTGCAATTTTGTTGATATACATGTAGAGGGAAAACAATTTTTCAGCGGCCCATCGACCATCGGCATCTCCGCCATATAGTGTCGAACTATAATCCCATGTGGTAGATCCACCCAAAACGGCCTTTTCTAAAAGATAAGCGATAAACCTTTGATTCTGTTCTATTGCGATCTCGTCACCTAAAAGCTGAATCAATTCGGTTTCGGCATCCAGGTTATGTTGGGCTTTCAAATCTTGCTGTAACTCATCGGTGTATTTGGCTTTCATTTTATAGGAATCGGCGGTAATAGTAGTTTTCTCGATGCTGATACCGGCTTCTTTCATATTTGTGCTTGCAACTTCCGCGGCAGCCACGCTGTCAAATTTTGCATAGTCTTTGAACAAAACCCGGTATTGTGCCTGGTTGGCGTATACTGTACTGATAGTAGTAACGGCAGCCACATAAGGGTCGGCATCATCTACACTATCACCATCAGCGAATGAACCGGAAGTGATTTGAATTAGCATTTTGTTCCCTTCTACATATCGAACCACCCCTTTACCGGCACCGGCGCCATTAGTTGTAATAGTAGAACCGGCACTAAAAGAAGAACCATCAGCCACCAGTAAGATTTTACTATTAGTCTTTTTTACGGGATAATCACTTGTATTTTGCCATTCCGGTTTGAGACAAAATATAAGACCTGAAGGTCCGATCATGGGCTGTGTTCCAAAAATTTCAGGCCCAATCAATTTGGGGAGTCCCTGTCTCAACACACTGATCAAAACAGGGTCATATTTATCGACGTCACCGGTTTGAGAAACCTCTTCCAGGGCGTGCCTTTCTTTGTAATTGTTAAGACAGATAGCCATCAATTTTCTCATTTTTTGACTTTTCACAGGAATATAATCAGGATGGTCCAAAATATCTTTATATTCTGTCAAAAGCTCTTGCATTTTCATACTAATTTTCATTTATGTCACCTCATTTAATATTATTTTTACATATTTGACAGCCACGTGCTGACGATTTTATCGTTGGATGTCTGTCTATTTGTTTTTATAGCGGGAAAGGAGTTTTCTTGTTCTTCTTGATCTTCCATTTCAACCTCATCAAATTTTTCAATAAATAAATTGAGTTTTCGTTTTGCCTCTTCCAGGGAAGAAAAATCGACATCTCCAATTAATCCGCGGAGTTTTGCTTTTTCCATATCTGTCATATCTCTGGTTTTTTCATTCCAGACATTTTTTATCTGTTCGCCAAGAATATTTTCTTCCAATTCATATATCTCATTGATTTTAGAATTGATAACATCATCCTTTTCTGCTAGTTTTTTCTTTAAAGCGGTAATCATATCAATATCAGTTTCCGCTAATTCGATATTATGTTTTTCAAATCCGTCTTTAACATGATTAAAAAAGTTTTCATAAAAAACCAGCTTTACATCATCTTCTATTTGATTTTCATATTTATCGAAAAATTCATTAATAGATTTCTCTAACACTTTATCGAGTAGATCTATTAATTTTTCTTTGAATTCTTCCGCTTCTGTTACCATTTCATCTCTAAGTGTTTCTGCCTCTGTTACCATTTCTGTTTTTAATGTTTCAGCTTCTTCTGTCATTTCTTTTTCTAATTGTTTTTTTAATTCAGTTGCTTTTATATCTACGGCGGCATCAAATATTTCAGTTAATTCATTTATGGTATCTTCTGTAATCAATTCCCCGGAAGTATCGATTTTTTTCATTTCATTCAAAAACTTTTCAATACTTTTCATTAAAACCTCCAAATTCGTAATTCGTATTTCATAATCTATATATTATTCATTAAAATAATTATTTTATTTGTCAGTAATACGTACGTTCCATTTATTATTCTCAAAACTAAATCGAATTGTAAATTTATTTGTTGTTTCGTGTTTATAAAATAGATTTTTACGTATTTCTTCAATATTTTCACATCTTCCTAGTGAATGAAAAGCGGTTCCTTTAAACAAATAACTATCTTGTTTGTCTGGAATTTTAATTTCGTTATTTTTTAAATGAAAAATAATTTGATCTCTACCAGCTTTGAAATCTATATTCGCAAATTGCAATTCTCTAATAAGTTCGGATAGGGGTGAATTAAAAATAGCTTCATTTAATACCTGTTGAAATATTTGTTTAAAATTCATTATTTAATTCCTATATTATTCATTAAATATTTAAAATTATTAATTAATAATTTTCTTCTATTTTCAATAGACATGTTAGTTTTATAATTTTCATGTACATTTTTTTGTACAATTTCAACAATTTCATTTTCGACCAACATGTAATATTTATTATGATTTTCCATCAGCCCGGAAACAAATGCCATTTGTGCGGAAGGGTCTACTACGATATCACCGGCAGTGATCAGGTGAAAATCTTCCTGGACGTAATTAATACCGTTCTCATTTTTTACAGTTCCTATAGCCCTTGTAGAAATTCCAAGTTTACCCTCTTTATCTTCTAACAACGTTTTTACTATTTTTCCATTTGGGGTCTCAAATATTTTTGCTTTCACACCAAAATAATTATTATTTGAATGGAATATATCGGTAAATCTGTGTGAAATATTCTGTTCTATAATCATATGACTGTTGGGGTGTCCCAATTCACCCCACGCTCTACCCTGTCTTACATAATCCGGTATATATCGTTTATTTAATTCCGATTCTACTATTGATCTTTTGTAAATGCGTCCATTTTTGTTTTTTATATCAACCTGTATTGCAGTAGGGGATTTAATATAAAAGGTTTTTTGTTTGGTAGATTCTTCTATAATTATTTCCGTTTCTACTTCCCAATTTGTTTCTTCTCTTAAAAATATAGCTGTCGGTTTCATTTTAATAAGCAAATTCTCCATCTTTATAAATTAAAATTCACCATAAATAGCATTTTCTTTTTTACCAATAACATAACGAAAAGGAATAGATTGTTCATTTTTCTTTCTTTCTTTTTCATCCCTTTTAGATATTCTATCAAGATCATCTTCTGTTAATTTCTTACTTTTCTTTTCGTTCAAATCGCCCATTTTAACTCTTTCAATTATTTCATCTTTCTTTTCTGTTAACATCTCTTTGATCCCTGTCACAAATAATTCTTCAAATATTTCCTGAGCTTCTACATATTTAGAATCATTTACCAATGTAATAATTTCTTCATATTTTTCTTTATTTTCTTCTCTCATATTTTATCTCCTATTATCTAATAACTTCCGAAATTGCAATCCCACTACCAACAGCAGTGAAATTAATATTAATAATTTCAATTGTTCTTGTGGGTTTAATATAGATATCGACTACAAAATTATTTGTATCGATAATCTGTGGGGTGTTATTTGTTTCATCGCATACTATCTTGAATTTATAGATACCATCGGCGACTTGAATACCTTTCAGATATGGTGCAATTTGTAAAATAAATAAATTTCTTTGATATTCGGTATTGGCTTTAAACAACACACCTCTTGCAGTATTTTTAATGATACTCTCCATTTCCAGGAATAACAATCTAACATTTATTCTGTCAAACGCGCTGCTGTAACTCTGTAATGTTTTCTGACCGTATATCTGATAGCCCTCACCGGACAGAGTAATTACCGGATTTATACCATTGATATAAAGTTCATCACGATATGTTAATTTTGGTTCAATCGCAAATTTAATCACATTTTGAAGCTGTATATCCCTTCCGGCTGGTGCGTCCCATATATTTTTTCTAAGATTTGTCAATACGGTTATACCTGCTATATCCCCACTTATAGATATCCATCGAGATGTGTCATTATATTTGTCATACATATAAATAGCATTCCCATAAAGAGCGGCATAACTGGTATTGGACCCTAATGTGGTATTTCTATATGTTAGACAATTACTTACAGCGGTAGAAATATCTACACTTAACAATTGTTCTTTCGGTACGGATAGAATCCCGAAACAATCCAATCTGGATTCAAGCAGTGCTACAATATATTTTTGAATTGTAGCAGAAGTATTGGACGCGTCCATGATGTATCTGACAGGAAATTCTTCCGCATTACCATAATAATCATAAGCCAATTCATAATCATCAATTCCGGGAGAACTATCAACACCGCCTGATAATAATGTCTCTTCAAAAGAATTGGGCATGACCAATAAACTACTGTTATCATAGGCATAAATGTATTGGCTTTTTATATTAATGATATTTTCAATGTAATTTGATTTTTTAAAAGCATCTTTAGCGGTAAGGTCGAGGTCTACAATAAATTTTTCAACGATGGTCCAGTTATCATCGAACGTGTTTTGAATTTGCACAACGATTGCGACTTGATCGTAATAATCATATGTGGCATGTACAGTAGGGGCATATTCAAAAACACTTTTAAAAGTATAATTGGGATTTATATCCGCGGTTGCGAAATCTGTTGCATTCGCCAGAGCCACTTTTATTTTTGTATTACCATAAGTGCCCGGATATTTTGCCAGGATTTTTATTTTTTCATTTGCCCCATATGTTAAAGATGGAGTGGTTTCATCATTTGGAATATAAGGATTTGTAGAAAGAGGTAATGTGGAAGTTCCGTATGTATCATCCGTAACGGCAATACCTGCATTTTTTGCAGTTGCAGAATCTATGGTACGTACAACCCATAGATTATTTGCGTATGAGAGATATCTTGCAGCATTGAAAAATTCTTCATAATTTGTGGAATTTGGTTTTCCGAAATATGAAACTAATTCCGCTTCCGTAGTAACCTGTTTTCTTTGAAAGCACGGACCCCATATGAACTGTCCTACCATGCATGTAGAAAATGGTTCTACTATGGGATTGGATGCGGAAAAATCAAATTCAAAAATATTTATGTTTGGGGATATTTTACTGATTGCCATTTTTATTTAACTCCTATCTTGTAATTCATAAAATATATAGTTTTTATAATTTTTCATTTTAACTTTTAATAATATTCAGTAATTTGTATAAGATAATTGTTTCCTTTATTTTTATAATCTACAAAAAAATCCGCACTGCTTACACATCTGATTCCCTGTACCATTACTTTTTTTCTACATATTCCTAAATTTTTTATAGTATTATTATCAAATATAAATAATCCATTTTTTTCTGGAATTTTTACTTTTTCTTTTTCCATTTCAAAAGTTATCATCCCGTCATCACTCTCTTTAAATTTGATATTATATTTTTTCAATTCTTTTTTAATATCATTTTTTTCAAATTCTTCA